GTCCCCGTCGAGTTCAAGGTGCGCACGGAGTGGGGCGGGCTGTGACCACCATCCTCGCGCTCGACCCCGGGCCGGTGCAGACCGGCATCGTCTGCTTCAACGGCCGCCAAGCGTTCATGGCTCAGGTCATGGACAACGGCAAGCTGCTCGGCTTCATCCGCGAAGGCCACCCCATAGCCGACGTGCTCGCCATCGAGAAGATCGAAGCCATGGGCATGGCCGTCGGCGCCGAGACCTTCGAGACCGTGCACTGGTCCGGCCGCTTCTACCAGGCCTGGCCCGGCACCAAGGTCATGCGCATCACGCGCCGCCAGGTCAAGCTGCACCTCTGCGGGAACATGCGCGCCAAGGACCCGAATATCCGCCAGGCGCTGATCGACATGCTCGGCGCGCCGGGGACCAAGAAGGCCCCGGGCCCGACCTACGGCGTGACCTCGCACGCCTGGGCCGCGCTCGCCGTCGCCGTCACCGCGTGGCACGAGCTGCAGCCGGCCGCCGGGCTGCTCGCGGAGGCGGCTTGAAACCGTGGAGGCGACGCTGACGCATGAGCAACTCCCGCTCTTCCGGCGCCTGCCGATCCCGCGCGGCGCCGAGCCGCACCGTCGCCGCTCCCCGATGCGCCGCGCCGTCGCGGCCGTCACCGCGTGGGTGCAGCAGGAGTTCCGCTTCGTCCTCCGTAACCTTGAGCGCGACGTAGACGACGAATTCGACTTCCCCGAGCGCCGCATCGTGTCAGCCGCAGAAGCACCCCCGCCGGAGACCACCGCACCGGCCAGCATCTTCGCCCTCGCCGCCAGCTACATGAAGCGGCGCCCGGCGAGGAGGTACGACTTCGAGCCGACGACGCGGCCTGCCCCGCTGCCGACCGTTGCCGTCGAGCGCACCGATGGGGTCACCCGCGTCGCCGGCGCGCAGTACCCGAGCAACCGGTGGACCGAGGAGAAGGAAGAGGCCGAGCGCGCGAGAAGGGCCAGGCAGCGGCCGCCGAAGCCGGTCAAGGCGGCGCGCACCAGGGGGGAGAAGGTGCGGGCTTGGGACGGGGAAGGCGATGGGACGTAAGTCGAAGCTGTCCATCGAGCAGTGGGCCCAGGTCGACCGTCGCATCCTCGAGGGCGAGGCGATCCGGGCGCTGGCCCGCGAGTTCGGCGTCAGCGAGGCCGCCATTCGAGAGCGCATCGCCAAGATTGGCAAGCTCCCGAGCGTCCAGGTCGTGGCCGCCAAGATCATCGACGCCGAGCAAAGCCTCGCAGCGCTCCCCCTTTCCGCGCAGATAACCGCGCAAAGCCTCGCAGCGAAGTTACGGGCCATCAGCCACAGCCTCGCAAGCGCGGCCGAGCACGGCGCGGCCACTGCGCACCGCCTGAACGCTCTTGCCAACAGTGAGGTCGCGAAGGTCGACGACGCCACCCCCATGGAGAGCATTGACAAGCTGCGCAACGTCGGCGTGCTGTCAAAGCTGGCCAACGACTCGGCCGCCATCGCGCTCAACCTCATGGCGGCGAACAAGGACACCGTGACCCGCCTCAACACCGAGCAGCCGACGCGACCCACCATCGACGCCAAGCGGGTGAGCACAGAGGCCATAGAGCAGATCCTGGCGGCGAGGCTGCCGGCGCCGGCAGGGCCGTGATCCTTGACCTCCTCGAGATCGAGCGCGAATACTGTCGGCGCCGCCTCGGCCACTTCATCCGCCGCGCCTGGCACGTGCTCGAGCCAGGCCAGCCCTACGTGCACGGCTGGCACCTGGATGCGCTGTGCGAGCACCTCGAGGCGGTGACATCCGGGCAGATTACCCGACTCCTGATCAACATCCCGCCCGGGACGATGAAGTCGATGGCCTCGGCCGTCTTCTGGCCGGCGTGGGAGTGGGGACCGATCGGCATGCCGCATGTGCGCATGATCGGCGCCAGCCACGAGGAAGGGTTGGCCACGCGGGACAACATGAAGATGCGCCGGCTGGTGCAGTCGGAGTGGTTCCAATCCCTTTGGCCGACGGCGCTGGTGGGCGACCAGAACCAGAAGACCTACTTCGAGAACGAGGCCACCGGCTGGCGGCAATCCTGCCCGGTGCGCTCAATGACCGGACGGCGCGGCGACCGCGTGCTGTGGGACGACCCGCACAGCGTGGAGGATTCGCACAGCGACGCCAAGCTCGAGGAGGCCAACCGGGTGTTCCGGGAGACGCTGCCGACGCGCCTCAACAACCCGGACCGATCGGCCATCATCGTCGTGATGCAGCGCCTGAGCGAGCGCGACATCAGCGGCGAGATCCTGAGCAAGGGCCTCGGCTACGAACACCTGTGCCTGCCGATGGAGTGGGAGGCGCCGCGCAAGGCCACGAGCATTGGCTTCGTCGATCCGCGCACCGAGGTCGGCGAGCTGCTGTTCCCGGAGCGCTTCCCGCGCGAGGTGATCGACCGCGACAAGAAAGTGATGGGCGACTACGCGGTGGCCGGGCAGCTGCAGCAGCGCCCGGCGCCGGCGAAGGGCGGGGAGTTCAGGCCCGACATGCTGGGCGTGGTCGACGCGATCCCTTCCGGCGTCGTGCAGTGGTGCCGCGGCTGGGACCTGGCCGCGACCGAAGGGGCTGGCGACTACACCGTGGGCGCACGCCTTGGCCGCCTGCAGGATGGGCGCTTCATCGTGGCCAGCGTGGTGCGCGAGCAGTTCGCCACCCACAAGCGGGACGCGCTCATCAAGGCCACGGCCGACAGCGACGGCATGGGCCAGGTCGTGCAGAGCCTGCCCCAGGACCCCGGGCAGGCCGGCAAAGGGCAGGTGCTCGCCTTCGCCGCGCTGCTGCTTGGGCATGCGCTGCACAACAGCCCGGAGACCGGCGACAAGGTGGTCCGGGCGCGGCCGTTTGCCAGCCAGGTCAACGCCGGCAACGTGGTGATGCTGCGCGCGCCGTGGAACGACGCCTTCCGGGAGGAACTGCGCACCTTCCCGGCCGGGCTGCACGACGACCAGGTGGACGCCGCTTCTCGAGCTTTCCAGGGGCTGCTCGGCCCGGTCGTAGGCTTCCTCTGACAGCCCCCGCGTCCCTAGCATGCCGCCCATGAAGGCACGCCACCGCCGCCAGTTCGCCGCCAATGCCGCAAGCGCTGCAGCGCCGCAGCCGGCCCAGCGCATCACCGTCAACACCTCCGACTACGAACTGCGCCGCGCCCGCGAGGGCCTTCTATCCGGCATGTACGGCAGCCTCGACGCCAAGCGGCCGCGCGCCTGGGAGCAGTACGGCTACCCGGAAGAGGTGACGTTCGATGCGCTGCTGAAGGCCTACGAACGCGGCGGCGCCGCACACGGGGCCGTGCATCGCATCCTCGAGAAGTGCTGGCGCGAGGCGCCGAGGGTGAAGCAGCCGGAGGCCGACGAGGAGACGCCGTGGGAGACGGCCGTCGAGAAGGTCTTCAAGGCCGCAGGGGTGTGGCGCAAGCTGCGCGACCTCGACCGCCGCAACATGGTCGGGCGCTACGCCGCCGTCATCTACCGCGTCGCCGATGGCCAGCCGCTCAGCGCGCCGCTGGTGCGTGCGCAGAAGCTGGTCGACGTGGTGCCGCTGTACGAAAGCCAGATCCAGGTGACGGCCTGGGACAGCGACACCGCATCGCCGACCTTCGGCAAGCCGCTGATGTTCCAGTACCGCGCCCGCCGGCCCGGCAGTGGTGACACGCAGGGCCAGCCGGACCAGTGGGCCGACGTGCACCCCAGCCGCGTGCAGATCCTGGCCGAGGGCTCGGTCGGCGACTTCTTCGACGGGGTGCCGCTGCTGAAGGCCGGATTCAACAGCCTCATCGACCTGGAGAAGGTGAGCGGCGGCAGCGCGGAGAGCTTCCTGAAGAACAGCAGCCGCACGCTGGTGCTGTCGATGGAGGCCGGATCGTCGCTGCAGCAGTTGGCGGCCACGCCGGGCACGACGGCCCCAACCGGGGCCGACATCAAGACCGCGATCGAGGAGAAGACGCAGGCCCTGAACCGCAACATCGACGGCAGCATCGTGCTGCAAGGCGGCGAGGCCAGCACCCTGCAGACCACGGTGGCCGACCCGGGCCCGGCCTTCGAGGTCGCCGCCAACATGTTCGCCGCCTCGGTGCAGATCCCGTACACGGTGCTCTTCGGTCAGCAGACCGGGCGCCTGGCCAGCGATCAGGACATCGCCGACATGAACGAGCGATGCGCCGGGCGGCAGACGCAGGAACTGACCCCGATGATCGAGGAGTTCGTGACCCGCATGCAGGCCGCGGGCATCATCGACGAGGGCGAGTTCGAGGTGGAGTGGCCGGAGCTCGACGCGATGACCGAGGGCGAGCAGCTCGACGACGCCGCGAAGATGGCCGCGATCAACAAGGCGAACATGGACGCCGGGCAGCCGGCCGCGTTCGACGGCAACGAGATCCGCCGCGTGGCCGGGTTCGAGGAGCGCGACGAGCTCAAGGACATCCCGCTGGAGGGCGATCCAGGTCCGACGCCGGAGGAGATCGCTGCGGCGGCTGCGAAGGGTGCGGCCGGGCCGCCAGTGGCGCCGCGCGCGCCGGTGGCGCTGAAGGCTGCGGCATGAGTCCGCTCAGCTTCGACCCGGTCACCGCGCGCGTCGTCGTCGGCGACGCCGAGGCCCGCGTCATCGAGGCCAAGGCGCGCGCCGATGCCGATGCCGAGCGCTTCGACCCGCCGCGCATGGCCACCGGCGGCACGTATTGGGAGGGTGCGCAGTCGCAGATGGCGGCCGTCGTCTATCGGGAGCAGTTCACGAAGCGCCGCGCCCGCATCGAGCGCAAGGCGGCCGCAGCATGAGCCAGGCCGAAGCGGTGGTCACCGGCCTTGCGCTGCTGTCGATCGGCGCCAGCATCTGGGCAATGTGTCGCCTGCGGCGCATCGCCCAAGCCATGGAAGCAGCCGGCGCCGACGTCGACGAGTGATGCTCGCGCCGCGCCCGCGCAGCCCCATCATCCCGGGCAACACGAAGGAGCGCACCGGCTCGGCCGGCATCCTGCGCCGGGCCGCGGCCGACATCCGCCGCCGTTTCGCCGGGCTCGAGGCCGAAGTGCTCGCCATCTTCGCCCGCATCCGCATCCTCGGCACGAACGGCGCCACGATCCAGCGCACCGTCTACATGCTGACGCCGGAGCAGCTGGCCGAGGTGTCCGCCGAGCTGCAGCGCGCCGTCGATCGCTGGATCAGCAGCGGTCGCGACCAGATCGCCAGCTTCTGGTGGTCGCCCTACGACGCCGAGGCCTCGCTGCTGGGCACGGCGCAGAGCGTGGCGAACCTCACGGCGCTATCGGCTTCCTACGCCGCCGCGCGCTCGGTGCAGGCGGTGCTGTTCTCGGAGCCGTACCGCATCCGCCTCGCCACGGCGCAGACCCGCAGCATGGACCACTGGAGCGGCCTCGGCGCCCAGGCCCGGGCCGACCTGTCGAGCATCATCGGCCGGGCCGTGGTGGACGGGAAGAACCCGCGGGCGGTGCGCACTGAGATCGCCGAGGCACTGGGCGTGAGCAGGGGCCGGGCGCTTGGGTACGCGCAGACCGACATCACCGGCACGCTGCGCGAGGCGCGGTGGGCCGAGGCCGACCACGCCCGTGACGAAATGGGCATCCGCATCGAGCTGCTGTGGACTTCGGCGCTACTGCCCACCACCAGGGCCAGCCACGCCGCGCGCAACGGAAAGACCTACACGTCGGGAGAGGTGCGCGACTTCTACAGCCGCGACGGCCACCGTTTCCGCTGCCACTGCGCCCAGACTGAGGTGTTGATCGACGAGGAAGGCGCGCCGATCCTGTCGGCATCCCTCCAGAGGACGATGGCGAAAGAACGCGAGGTGTGGGAACGTCGTCACCGTGACGCCGACTAAGGCGCCAAGGAGCCCACGAGATGAAGACCGCCGCCGCCATCGCCATCCTTGCCACGCTGCTGCTGGGCGCCTGCGGTGGAGGGGGCGACGATGGCGGTCCGGAGGCCGTCACCATCGTGGACGAGACCTTGACCGTGGCGGAGGCGCCGACTGGCGCATCTCGTTCGCAGTGGTCCCCAACCGTGGCTGGCCCGACGTTCAAGACCGCGGGCGCGGCCACCATCGAGGTCTGCGCGCAGGGCACATGGCTGCAGAAGGTTTCGTCTGCGACGCTGCTGCTGTCGGACATTGGCCTCGCCGAACCGACCATGCGCCCGTCACCAAGCACCGGCCGAGCCGACGCCGTAGCGGGCGCCATGGTGCCGATCTCATTCACCCGCTGCGCGACGTATTCGTCGCCATCCGCGATCAAAAGCGCCAGCACCCTGGCCACCTTCCACATCCGGACAGGCGGCGGGGCGACGAACGCGCTGGATCAGTACGAACTGACGATTCGGTGGACCGTCAAGGCCACCTACTGAGTCCGTAGCATGCGCAGCGCGCAGGCCCAACGCTGCGCACTCGTCTCCTGAGAGGAAAGTTACCCCCGGGCAGCGGGCCGCAAGGCTGCGCACCCGGGGTATTTTTTCGCCTGCCGCGGCCCCGTTCCTAGCATGCGCGGCCATGAAGCGCGTGCACATTCTGTCGGCGGTCAACGCCGGCAACGTCTCGAAGGCGGGCGACCTGTACACCATCCGCGAGGTCTGCGGGGCGGTCGACGGGATCGTGATGCACAACATGCTGTACCCGGGCGACCAGCTCGCGGCCGGGGTCAGCACGCTCGAAGGCAAGCCGGCCCCGGCCGGCCACCCTAAGAACGCCTCCGGGCAGTTCATCTCCGCCCTGCACGGTGACGCGCTGCTGGGCGCCTACTGCGGCGCGGTGTGCCGCAATGCACGCCACGAGGGCGGCCGCACGCTCGTCGACGTCGTCGTCAACGCCGCCCAGGCGAAGGCGCACCCGGACGGCGCGAAGCTGGTCGAGCGCCTCGACGCCGCGATCAACGGCACGAACGCCGACCCGATCCACGTCAGCACCGGCCTGCTGGTCGAGCCGATCGAGGCCAACGGCGAGAGCCGCGGGAAGAAGTATTCCCGCATCGCCACGCGCCTGAACTACGACCACCTCGCCATCCTGCTGAACGAGCGCGGCGCCGGCACGCCGGATGACGGGGTCGGCATGTTCCTGAACGCGGCCGGGCAGGAGGAGGCCGTCGATGTCGACGTGCTGAACACCGACCCGGAAGACAAGCGGGCGGCCGGGTGGAAGGCCTGGCTTCTGCGCCTCGTCGGCAACGGCGGCAGCGAGCTCAGCTTCGAGCAGATCAGCGACGGGCTCTACAAGGGGCTCGCCGAGGGCGCGTGGCTGCGCGAGGTGTTCGACCGCTACGCGGTGTGGACGGACCGCGACGGCCGCATGTGGAAACAGGACTACTCGGTCGGCTCGGATGGCTCCGTAGCATGGTCCGGGACCGCTGAAGAGGTGCGCCGCGAGGTCACCTACAAGGCAATCAACCACCGGAAGGGTGACCCGATGAAGGACGCGATCCTCGCCGCGCTGAATGGCGCCGGCATCAAGACCGAGGCGCTGAGCGAGGCGCAGTGCCTGGCGGCCTACCAAGGCCTCGCCACCGCGCCGCTGCAGACCAAGCTCGACGCCGCCAACAGCAAGGTCGCCGAGTTCGAGGCGAACGCCCGCGCGGCCGAGGAGGCCGAGGTCACGGCCCTGGCGACCGCGCTGGCCGTCAACAGCTCGCTCACGGTCGACGACCTGAGGAAGCTCGGCAAGGCCCGCCTCGTCGAGCTCAAGGCCAAGGCCGCGCCGGTGCTCGCCGGCAACGCTGGCGGCGCCCCGGCTGACGAGTTCGCCGGCTACTCCCTCAACAGCCACCTCGAGGAGAAGGTCTGATGGGCACCCGCGCTTACGTCGGTCCGAACGACCGCAACTACGTCACCGTCAGCGACAAGACGGTCGGGGCCGCGCTGCTGCCCTGCACCTTCGTCACCGAGGCTGCCGCCGCGTTCTCCGCGGCCACCGCGTTCGGCCCGAACGTGCGCCTGCTGCTGAACCGCGACTTCTACGACACCGACTACTTCGACACGAGCGACCCGCTGCTGACGGCCTACGCCAGCGGCGACACCGGCGTCGCGCTGGTGATCGAGCCCGGCCAGCACGTCATGTGCGCGATGGCTGCGGCCACGTACACCTGGGGCCAGGAGCTGGTGATCGCAGCGGCTGGCCGTGCGGCCGGCGCGGCCTCGTCCGGTGTCGTGATCGGCTTTACCCGGTTCGCCGGCGCGAAGTCGGCCGGCGACCTCGGCGAGATCGAGTTCTGCATGCCCTACGTCAAGGCCTGATCGGCAGCCAACAGGAGCCCCCGAAATGCTTCGCTTCACCCCCGACCAGGAACAGGCGGTCATCCGCGCCCGTGCCGCGTTCAACGCGTCGCAGGTCGCCATGGCCGCGCAGCACGCCCTCATCGGCAACGCCTCGCCGGTGCCGATCGACGCCTGGCGCCGCATCGACGCCCGGGCCACGCGCATCCAGCGCGACGTGCTCGCGGTGTTCAACCGCCTCGCGGCCGCGAACACCACGCCCATCGCCATCGGCGACCTGGTCAACTACTTCCCGAAGATCAGCGACTCGGGCTCTGTGCACGTCAGCATGGACGGCCGCAGCCAAGGCGGCGCCGACCAGGCCAACGTGAGCTACGAAGGCACGCCGGTGCCGATCATCGACAGCTTCGCCCGCTTCGGCTGGCGGCAGATGGAGGTGATCCGCAAGGGCCAGGTGCAGCTCGACGTCGAGACCATCGCCAACCATCAGCGCGTGGTGGCCGAGAAGCTCGAGGACATGGTGCTGAACGGCCTGTCGACGATCGTGGTGGGCGGCTCGACCATCTACGGCCTGCGCAACCACCCGCAGCGCAACACCGACACGCACGGATTCGACCTGAACGGCGGCAGCGCCACGGGCGCCAACTGGCTGACGGCCTTCTCGAAGGTCATCAACGCCCTGATCGGGGACAACGCCTTCGGCAAGGTCACCGTGTTCATGAACTACGCCGACTGGGTCTACGCCAGCATCAACGAGTTCGTGACGGGCTATCCGAAGACGATCCTGCAGCGCCTGCAGGAGATCGAGCAGATCCAGGAGATCGTGCCGGCCTCGAAGGTGCCCGCCGACAACCTGATCGGCGTCGCCGGCCTGGCCACGGGCGACTGGGGCTCGATCCTGTCGGCGATGCCGATGGTGACCCGCCCGAAGGCGCGCGTGAACATGGAAGACGACTACGTCTTCGGCGTGATGGCCGCGGCGGCTCCGCAGTTCCGCCAGGACGCCGCCGGCAAGATGCCGATCGCGCACGTGACCGCTTCCTGATCGGTGCCGCCGTGAAGGTGCGAGTGACGCAACTGAAGTCGACGACCTGGCCCGCGGGCACGGCCGTCGGCGACGTGGTGGACATCGCAGGCGACGCCATCCCGGAGTCGCTCGCGGGCAAGTGCGAGGCGGTGGAAGCTGCCGCGCCTGCCGCCACCACGGCACCAGCCAAGGCCGCCGAGCCGGTGGCCGACCCGAAGCCGAAGAAGCGCTGAGGCCCGGCCGTGATCTCCGCCACGCAGGCCGCGCAGTACCTCGACGAGGCCCTCGGCATCACGGTGCCCAGCTTCGTCCTGGCGGCCGCTGTGGAGACCGTCGAGACCGCCGAGCCTGCGATGGTCTCGGCCGGCTACACCGACGCCACGCAGGTGCTGGTGCAGACCTACGCGGTGGCGATCATCGCGGCCGCAGGTGACCCGCGCCGCATCCAGTCGCAGGGCGCGCCGAGCGGCGCACAGCGCAGCTTCAAGAACGCCGAGAAGGCGCTGACGGCGCTGCGCCGCTCGCTCGAGGCGCTGGACACCGCCGGCACCGTTGCCGACCTCGTGGGGCCGGACCCGGCTGCCGCGACCGTTTTCCTGGTGGCCGCCTGAGCGCGCTGCCGCACCGAAGGGACTGAGGGACCATGGCCAACATCGTCTTCAACATCGCCAAGGGCCGCGTCGTCGAGTACTACAACCGGGTCAAGAGCAACGACCCGACGAACGCCGCGCTGATCCTGGTGCCGATCGAGACCTCGGGCCTGGAGTCCGACGCCACGCTGATCGACGCCGACACGCTGGCCGCGGTGCTCTCCGGCACGACGAACGAGCAGTCGACGATGGGCCGCAAGACCCTCACCGACTCCGACCTGGCCTCGCTCCCGGCGCCGGACGACACGAACGACCGGTACGAGGTCAGCCTGCCCACGGTGACGTGGACGGCCGCCAGCGGCAACGCGATCTCGAAGATCCTGGTCTGCTACGACAGCGACACCACCGGCGGCACGGACTCCAACATCATCCCGCTGACGATGTTCGACTTCGCGCAGACCCCGAGCGGCGCCGACATCCAGATGACCACCGGCGTCTTCTTCCGCGCGAGCTGATCGAGGGCCGCGTGCTTCGTCTCACCACGGCGCGCGCTTCGGGCGCGCGCTTCTGTTTCGGGGGCTGATCCATGCTCATCGGTGCCGGCACCAGCGCCAAGCTGCAGATCGTCACCAGCGCTGCGGCTGACATCGAGGTCAGCGGCTCCAAGGTCGTTGTCGACCAGGCGAGCCCGCCGGTTGTCGATGGCACGAACACCGGCGCCATCATCCTCGCCAGCATCACCACGGCGACGACGACGGATGCGGTGACCGGCATCGCGAGCAAGACCACGCGCGTCGACGAGCTGCAGGCGCGGAACAACCACGCGAGCCAGTCCTGCGACCTGACCTTCCAGCGCACGGACGGCACGAACACCGACACCTGCTACAAGACCACGCTGCTCGCCGGCGAGTCGGTCAGCTACGCGGGCGGCATGTGGGTTCACTACAGCGCCGACGGCGTGCCGAAGCTGCCGGGCCAGGCGCCCGCCATCCAGGTCTTCACGGCCTCGGGCGCGCAGACCTGGACGAAGCCGACGAGCTTCACGCCGAAGGTGGTCATCGTCGAGATGATCGGAGCCGGCGGCGGTGGCGGCGGCGGTGGATCGCTCGCCACAGCCACGGTCTGCAAGGGCGGCGGCGGTGGTGGCGGTGGCGCATGGGTGCGCGGCGTCTTCCAGGCTTCCGACCTCGCGTCGACAGAGACCGTGACTATCGGCACCGGCGGCACGTCGGGCGCGGGCGGCACAGCGGGCGCTGCGGGCTCTGCGGGCGGCGTCGGCGCGAGCTCGACCTTCGGTTCCTGGCTCACTGCATTCGGCGGTGGCGGTGGCGCCGGCGGCGCGATCTCTGCCGCCGTCACTGGCGGCGGCGGCGGTGGCGGCATCGGTGGTGCCGGCGGCGTCGGTTCGACGTCTGGCGGCACTGGCGGCCTGCCGACTGCTGCGACGAACGCGGCCGGCGGCCAGGGCGTCACCGGCACCGCGGCCGTATCGACGACCGGGAACGCCGAAGAGGGCGGCGGGGCTGGGGCCGGCATCGCCGCGACCCCTGTCGCTTCGTCGCTCGGCGGCTCGTCGCTTCGCGGCGGCGGCGGTGGTGGTGCCGGTGGCTCGCACTCCGCGACCCCGACGAACGTGGCCGGCGGCGCAGGCGGTCGCGGCGGCGCCTATGCGGCCGGCGGCGGTGGCGCTGTCGGCACCGACGGCGCGAGCCCCACGGCTGGGGCTGCTGGCTCGGCCGGCAACAGCGGGCGCGGCGGCCATGGCGGCGGCGGCGGCGGGACTTCGGTCACAGCATCGACTGCAGGCGCCGCGGGCGGCGCCGGTGGCGCGGCTGGTGGTGGTGGCGGCGGTGGCGGCGCGGGCATGAACCCGGGCGTCGGCGGCGCCGGTGGTGTGGGCGGCGTCGGCTACTGCATCGTCTACACGTGGTGAGCGGCGATGCCCAAGCAAGGCATCGCCCGCAACTGGTCGGCGCACCGGGTCAACGCGGACGGTAAGGGCTGGTCGACGAACCCGCAGGGCGACAAGAACGCCGGCGGGTCGCTCTCGGTGCTCGGGCACAACCTGCTGGCCGACAACGAGGGCTCAGGCGTCACGACGCGCAGCCTCTCGGTCGTCGGCATCAGCACGACGGGCGCGCTGATCCTCTCGTGGGTCGGCGTGCGGACCTCGATCTTCGCGGGCCCGCCGACGGCCAACAACGGCAACACCTGCACGCAGGAGCAGTCTCAGGACTACGGGCCGGACTTCACGCAGTACACCCTGCGCGCCTATTCCACGGTCGCGGCGACGGGCGGCAGCGATCACCAGGTGACGGTGACGAAGAGCAGCGGGGCGGCCGAAGAGCTGACGGTGGCCATGATCGCGCTGTCGGGCGGCACCATCGGCACGCGCAAGAGCGTGGTGAACCGGTCGGCCGCAGGCGCTGGGCACACGCACACGAGCGGCACGGTCACGATGACCACGGCCGGCATCCTGGTCGCGGTGGGCTCCGGCACGGGGAACGTGAACGCGACGGCGCCGACGCAGACGTGGCCGGGCGACTGGTCGGTGCTGCGCAGCGTGGCGCGTAGCGAAGCCCAGGCACCGCAGGGCCATGTGCCGCTGTACCTCGCGGTGAAGACCGTGGGCAGCGCTGGCGACTACTCTGTCGACGTGCAGACGGCGATCAACGAGGGCATCGTGCTCTCGCTGTTCGGGGTGCAGTAGCGTGGCCGTCACCTGGACCCTACTCGGCAGCGGCACGACGGGCGGCTCGCCGACCTCGAGCGGCACGAGCACGAGCGGTGCGCGCTTCGCGGTAGCCGTCGCATGGGACGCTGGCCAGACGATCACGAGCGTCGTCGACAGCAAGGGCAACAGTTACTCGGCGGTCGGCACGCCGCAGGCGGACGGGCAGGGCGGCCTCTGCCAATGGTATTTCTCGGCCGGCGGATCGGCGGGCGCCAGCCACACGGCGACGGTCAGCTTCAGCGGTTCGGCCTTCCCGTCGATCTCGTTCTACCAGATCACCGACGGCGCGAGCTCGGCGCACAGCGGCAGCGCGCAGGGCCAGGACAGCGGCGGCCAGCCGTTCGTGCTCACGAGCGGCACGATGCCATCGGGCAACTGGTCGGCCGGCGCCATCTGTTCGAACAACACCGGCAGCGACGGCGCCTACAGCGCCAACGCGAGCACGCCGACCTTCACGCTGCTGCACAGCGAAGGGACCGTCTCCAGCTTCTGGACGCACGGCGTCTCGTGGACCAGTTCGAGCGGGACCGGCGCCGTCACGCCGAGCTTCAACCGCAGCGGCACGGCCGGCAGCACGTCGGGCATGGCGATCCTCGTCATCGAGGAAAGCATCGCGGGCGGCGGGCCGGCGATCACCACAACGAGCAGCGCAACGCCGGTGCCCGGCGACTCGCTGACGATCACCGGCACTGACTTCCAAGCGTCGCAGGGCGCGGGCTACGTCACCCTGGGCGGGGTTACGCAGACGGTCACCTCGTGGGCCGACACCAGCATCACGATCACGGTCGTCAGGGGCACGGCCAAGTACGGTTCGCAGAACATCGTCGTGCGCGACAACGGCGGCTCGGATTCGAGCGGCTACGCGGTCACGCTGACGCCGCCGACCGGCTGGGGCTATGTCGACCTCGCCTCGGTCAACAGCACGGCCGCTTGGCGCATCATCACGAGGCCCGACCTCGCGATCGGCGACCAGATCGCCTACCAGGCGGCCGGCGGCCTGGTGGTCGCGAACGACGGTACCTTCTCGTGGACGTTCGGCGCGATCCGGTCGTTCGACTCCGAGGTGTGGACGAGCGCCGACGGCTGGGGCGCGATCTTCACGCAGTACCTGGCGCCGGCCTTCGACCTGCGCACGATCTACAGCATGCTCGGCCTCGAGCTGCGGCAGCGCAACGCCCGGCGCAACTCGTCTTTCCGGGTCGGCGTGGCGCAGTGGGGCACGGCGCCGCTCGGGATCGAGAAGTGGTTCGCGGATGAGCTGACGGCGCCCAGCGGCGTGTCGGCGGCGGTCGGCCGCGCCGACGAGACCGACACGGCTCTGGCTCTCGGCGCGGCGCGTCCGGTTGGCCTGTCCGCTGAAGCCGACACGGCTCTGGCGCTGGCTGGCGTGCAGCTGCGCGCCACGGGACGCGCCGATGAGACTGATGCAGCGCTCGCGCTCTCCGCGCTGCAGATCCGCGCCACAGGTCAGGCGGCGGAGACCGACAGCGCCCTGCCGCTTGCGTCCGCGCGCCCGGTCGGCAGGGCTGACGAAACAGACACGGCGCTCGCGCTGTCGGCCGTTCAGGTGCGCGCCACGGGCCGCGCCGACGAGACGGATGCCGCCCTGCCGCTGGGTGCCGCCAGGCCGGCGGGCCGCAGCGACGAGACCGACAGCGCGCTGGCACTGGCTGCGGTCCAGATCCGGGCCGCCGGCCGCAGCGACGAGGTCGACGCAGCCTTCGGCCTTGCAAGCGCGCGCCCGGCGGGCCGAAGCGACGAGACCGACTCGGCCCTGGCCCCGGCCGCGGTGCAGATCCTGCCGACGGGCCGGGCCGATGAGGTCGACACCGCCTTTGCGCTCGAGGTCGGCGGCGTCTCCGGCGCCACGGGCCGGGCCGATGAAACGGACACGGCGCTGGCCCTTGCGGCAGTGCAGGTGCTGGGCACAGGCCGGGCGGACGAAACCGACGCAGCCTTCGGCCTGGCTTCGGCCCGGCCGGTGGGGCTGTCCTCGGAGACCGACGCCGGCCTGGCGCTGGGCTCTGCGCGGCCGGCAGGGCGGTCGGACGAGGCCGACGCTGCCCAGGCCTTGGCCGGGGTCCAATCGCGCGCCGTAGGCCGCTCGGATGAGGTCGACACGGCCCTGGCGCTGTCGGCGGCCGCATCGTCGGCGGTGGGCCTGGCCGCAGAGACAGATTCGGCATTCGCGCTGGCCGGCCTGCAGCTGCGCGGCGTCGGCCGGGCGGATGAGACCGACGCCGCGGTGCAGCTCAATCCCGGCGGCGCGATCATCGCCACGGAGACCGACACCGCCTTCGCCTTGGCCGGCCGCCAGGTGCGCGCCGTCGGCATGGCCACGGAAGCCGACGCGGCGCTGGCGCTCACGGTGACCATAGTCAAGCCGACCGGCATGGCGACGGAGTCCGACGCCGCCTTCGCGCTGGCAGCGGTGCAGCGCCTGGTGGCCGGGGCCGCGCTCGAGACGGACGACGCGCAGGCCCTGGCCGGCGTGCAGCGCCGCGCCGTGGGGCTGGCCAGCGAAGCCGACCAGGCCTTCGCGCTCGGCATGTTGGTCGCCAGGCCGGCGGGCATGGCCGAGGAGCTCGACGCCGCGCTGGCCCTGTCGGCTCGCCAGCTCGCCGCGGTCGGCATCGCGGTTGAGTTCGACACCGCGCTGGCGCTGCTGTATCCGGGCTACGGCGCCACGCTGGCCGCCTTCTGGCGCTTCGAAGTGCCGGCGCCCGGCCTGCGGTATGAGGTGCCCGGCCCCGGCCTGCGCTACGACGTGCCGGGCGACGGGCTCGCCTTCGACGTTCCTAGCATCGGCGCCGCTGTCACCCCCACCTGAGCACCGAACCCATGGCCACCGGCGACGCCTGGAACGTAGACGACCCGACGAAGCCCTGGGCCCTGTGGGACCCCGACGCCAACATCAAGATCCCGGTCTATCTCGACGACTGGATCGGCGAGCTGTCGACGACCTACGGCAGCCACCAGATCATCACCGCCGACCCGCTGGAGTGCGCCGACGCCGGCACCTACGTCGACGGGGTCATCGCGGTGCGCATGAAGCTCGTGGCCACGCCGACCTACACCGCCGGCCAGAAGTACCCGTTCACCATCCGCATCACCGGCGCCGACGGCATCACGAAGGACGACCGGACGCTGTACCTGAAGGTCAAGCCGCGCTGAGGGCAGGGCGGGGCGCGTTTCCGCCGCGTCCCTAGCATGCCTCGGCATGAGTGCATCCGCCGCCTGGGCCAATACCGCTATCGCCACGCTGTGGGCGCGCGCGAGCCGTGACGGCTGGTCCGGCGCCCTGAGCTTCGCCGCCCCGGTCACGTTCACCTGCGACTACAAGGCCGAGGCCAAGCGCATGAACGACGCCAAGGGCGAGGAGTTCATCTCGGCGCTGCTGCTGTACACCGAGCGCAGCGACATCGAGCCCGGCGACCGCGTCATGCTTGGCACGAGCACGGCCACCGACCCGATCGCCGCCGGCGCCCGCGAGGTCCGCGCGGTGAATCGGTACAACGACACCTTCCAGACGGTCGCCGCCCGCAAGGTCGACGACTTCGAAGTGGCGACGGTCTGATGGGCACCACGCGCATCACCGACCGGATGCCGCAGTTCGTGGCCAACGTCGTGCCGGCGCGCGGCGCCCGCGGCATGACCCAGGCGCTGATCATCGGCGCCGCCGAGGCCGCGGTGCTGACGCCGATCGACACCGGCACGCTGCTGAACAGCCAGTTCCGCAACGTGCGCACCGAGGGCTCCCGCATCGTCGGCACCGTCGGCTACACCGCGGAGTACGCGGTGCCGGTGCACGACCCCGAGAACCCGCAGACCTTCCGCCGCGAGTCGGCCGAGAAGGAGTTCCTCACCAAAGGCTTCGAGCGCAGCGAGGACCAGATCCGCCGCGCGCTGGCCGGGAGCCTGAAGTGATCGACGTTGCCGAAGCCCTGCGCGACTTCTTCGAGGAAGCCTGCGAACTGCCAGGCATCGAGATGCAGTTCGGCCGCTGGGTCGACGGCGGCAACACGCGGCGCTACGGCGTGCTGCGGCCCGCTGGCGGACTCGCCGAGCCGACGATCCGCCGCGCGCAGTACTCGCTGGCGCTCATCGGCAAGGACCAGAGCGACCTGCTCGAGATGGCCGCGGCCGCCTCGCGCTGCGTCGATGCCGCGCGCTCCGATGCCGGCGACGCCGTCGTCTACATCGAGTGCGGCGAGCCTGTTTTCGTGGCCACCCGAGACGGGCGGCCGATGTTCGAGATCGCGGTCTCCGTGATCGCAAGCTGACCCCGCTGAGGAGCAGAAACCATGGGTGCATTCGTTGGCCGCGACGTCGTGCTGGAGTTCGCCATTGCGGCGGAAGACGCGACCCTCGCATCGCTCTCGTTCTCGACGCTGGGCATGATGCGCGGCAAGTCGATGAAGACCAATTGGGACGACGTCGACACCACGGCCGACGACTCCCCCGACTACACCAAGACCAGCTTGGTGACGTTCAAGATGGTCGAGTTTTCGGGCGACGGCGTCAGCTACACCGACACGGCCTACAACCAGAACACGCTGCGCGCGCACGTCATCAGCCCGGGCAGCGGCACCGGCAACCAGCCCAAGGCCTGGCTGCGGATGACCGACCCCGACGGATCGGTCTACGTCGGTCCTTTCATCATCACCGAGTGGGCCGACG